AATCGGACTAACCTATCGGAGCGTCTAAGACGCTTCCAAACGGGCTATACGAATCGGGGTTTACTTCTGTAGGCGGAATGTATGGCTTTACATCTTTATTTAGCGGGTCAAACGGAGTTATACCGTCATCGGCTGAATTATTGCTATTTTTGTTAAAAGATTTGTAGTCATACTTAGTTTGATACATTTCTTCAAAGACAAAAGTACGCCTAGCTTCGGCCATCTGAGCCTGCTCTACAGTTGCGTAATTCATATCTTCTTCATAGAAATAGTGAATAACGTCAAGCATGTCGGAGACGTTCATCTCCGTGAGCTCTAACTTATTCACTATTGCCTTTCCATGTACGTACGGCCAGAGGTCAACCGCCCAGGTTGCTAAGCCTCTGGCTGCGGATTTGGGCGGTCACTGTACTCCTCGATGAGCCAGCCAATGATTTCTCCCAAAGTTTCCACAGAAACAATCTTTTTCTCGTCCTCTAGAAGCGCGTCAAACCGTGCGTAACTCTCTGCAGGCAATACCTTCTTGAAGAAAGTACGGGTAACCTTTGCCGAGTCTGAGGCGTTTTCAGAGTTAGCTAGCTCAACAAACTCGAGCAAAACTTTACCCTGAAGGCGTGGGAGACACTCAAAGTTCTCTCCGTGAAGTGTGAAACTGATTGGCTCGGCTGACGCGTTGTCTTCCTTGCCCTTGCCAAAATCTTTAAATCTTGCCATCTTATTTAGTTCTTTCTTTTAGATATTCGTCTTAGCGGTGCGCATGCACCACTATCAATTGTACTATGGCAGAAAGAGGGCTAGTTTGGCCTACAGAGGCTTGAGGTCTTTAGTGAATATCTTTAGTTGGTCAGATAGGTACCTGTTTGGCTTGGTTCCAGGGTGACGGACCATAGGAGTGAAAACCAGGCTTTTAGTCTTGCTACCAAAGAATACAAGATTGCTTCCCTTTTTAGAGAAGATAAGGTGAGGTCTAGTTCCTTCGTGGTGCATGTAGGCAATCTTGTTGTTGGAGAATATAGAGACTTCTTGACCGCTACGGTAAGGCCTAATTGAAAACTTAATTGACTTTGCCAATTTTCCAGTGTCTTTGCCTACCTGCCGCTGCGCCTCAAAGACGGCAAGTCTGGCTCGGGCTCTAAGCCAGCGTGCAACAGTTCCGGTCGGGCCCTTGACCATATTGGTGTATTTAGGCTCGATAAACTCTAATTTTCTAAACTTAAATGAAACTACCGCAGGAACACCATTGCTCATTTTATGGAACCGCCATAGTAACTTGTAGCCCTACAGTCTGAAATCCACCGTCCGGACCACTAATCTCTAGGTTAGCCACGACACCAAGACCATATCCTGTACCGTCCCACATGTCAAACTCTCGAACAGTTTCCATAAGGACCCAGGCGTCAGTGGTCGAGCGAGCAGAAGTTTGCTGAATCTTCGCGTGAGATATAAATAGTAACAGTGGCGCTACGCGGAACGTTGCAACGCTGAGGCTGGCTGGCTTCGTCACCAGGAGCGCCTAGGTACATCTGATTGAACGAGACAACAACTTGCTCGCAGTCGATGGCTGGCTCGCCAATCATCCAGTAGCGGCGGTTAGGCAAGTTAACGTTGTATGACTGGAACACTGCCTCAACGCGGTCAAGAATACCGTCCATCATGTCGGTAAGGTGCATTGCCTCGTCGGTAGCCCCGGTAATGTCGATAGTCATTAGCTGTACATCCTAGTGCTGATGTTCCCCGTAGCCACCTGAGAAACTTCTTCTATGTTGTTGGCGGTGCGGACGGCATAGAGGGTCCATGTGCCAGGGTCAACCATGCCAATTGCTTTAAAGGTGTCATCGTAGGTTGCGGTAAAAGTTAGAGTGCTGGCTGCATTGTTGAGGACGATATTTGACGAGTCTATAGTTACGGACTTAGTACCGCCGTAGTTGTTAATTTTTACCTGAGGGGTGTAGCCAGTGTTAGCAAAGAATATGCTAACGTTCGCAACGTTAGCAGAGTTCCAGACAACATTAGCACCCTTAACTCCAACTAAGTCAAAGCTGGTGTTTGCAGTTAGTGCCAAAGGCTTAGCAGTGTAGCGACGAGCACGAGGGACGTCGACAGTAAATACCTTAGCCTTCTTGCGGGCGTTGTCGGGGTTGACGGTCTTAAGGAATAGGTCGATTACATAGATACCAGTGCGAAGCTCTTGGATAAACTCTTGGTTATCTAGGATGGTGTAAGAGACACCCTGACGCGATACAGAGGTCACACGCTGAGGAAGGGCGCAGTCATCATCGCCAGCCCAAAGTTTTGCAAACTCCATAGCAAGGGTGCGAGCAGCCATCTTGCCGCTAATTGGAACTGGAGTGCCGTAAGAATAGGTAATTTCAGTGTTGCAAGGGGTCCAAGGAGTTCCAGCAACAACGTGGATAGTCGAGTGGTCTACTAGGTAGTAGCTCGATGGGTCAAGAATTTTTCCAGTCTTGTTGCGCATCGTGTGGATTTTAATGACAGGTCGGCCACGCAAGCGGATGCGTGCGTCGGGAGAGAGGCCGTCTGCAACGAGTTCTGAGTACTCGTCATAGTCTCCAGATGGTATGTTGTAGACATCTCCACCAAAAAGTACAGGGCTGTTGGTCTTAGTAGACGGGCCCATTCGGTTGTTTCTTAGTACACATGTGTAACGCTCGGTCACAATTGTCTCGCCCGTATACTTACGACCAGACATAGACCAAAGAAGTTGTGAAGCAACCTGGCAAGCCTCTAGCGCATATTCAGTACCAGAATATGCTCCAAGTTCTTCGGGCTGTACCCACAGATTGTTACTCATTTAAACCTCTTACTAAGTATAAACGGGTGGTACGTAGGTGTATTGCTACAGTCTACGCACCACCCGTTATTTAATTACTATTAACCGATTTCGTTAGCAGCAATGATGTTGTCGATAGCAGCATCAGCGTTGTAGTTGATGTTACCTGGAACGTTGAAGGTGTCTCCAGCAGTGCCTAGGGTAGTTACAGCAATCGGGCTTGGGTAGCTCTCAGTGACCGAGTTGACAACCTGGATACGTGTACCAGTAGCAACAGTAGCCGAAGCAACGTTAGCAGTGATTGATGCGTTGGTGTAGCTAATCGCGCTGGTGTTAGCTGCAGTAACAGTAACGGTTCCATCGAATGAAGTACCAGCGTTCTTAACGAATAGAACGTCGCCAACCTCTAGCTTAGGGTCGCCAGAGAATACAAGCTGAGCAGTGGTGTTACCGACCCATGCCTGAGCAGTGCTTACAGTTACAGTGCTTGCGTTTAGAACGCCAGCAGCGGTAAATACAGTCTGGTCAGTCGAGTTGTCGGTCCAAGTGTAGAAGCCGTTTAGACCAGTTGGAGCCCAAGTGGTGCGTGCGTAAGCGTATGGACGCTCTGCAGCAGTAGGGAACTCCCAGCGGCCGTCGATGCCTGACTTGAAGTTAACGTTTCCAAGACCGTAGCCTTCGAAGGTGTTAGCCATTAGGCCGTTCTCGATAACGCGGTCGCCAGACTGACGGAACTTAGCGTATGGGAATACCCAGTGGAAGTAAGGAAGAACGCCTCCGCGCTTTCCGTCCTTAACTGCGTGTGACCAAGCTTCAACGGCAACACCGTTACCAGCAGGGTCGTCACCAACGCCAGGAGCTGCCCAACCGATTGACTTCTCGTTAGGGTCTCCAGCGGTTCCGAGGTTCTTGCGAAGCAATAGACCACCAGATAGAAGAGCTGAAAGCTCTGGGTCTGGCTCACAGATAGCGAGCTCCATGGTGATACGCTTTAGAGTGTCTGGAGCCTTGTATGTTACGCATACAACGCCGTTTGCACCCTTCTCGGTGATTTCGTCGCCCTCTTCATATTCTGGGGTAAACGAAATACGCATAAATGCTGATGTGGTGTAGCTGTTACCAGCACCAGTCAGTAGGTTGCCAGCAGCGTCCAAGCGGGTGACACGAATTGACACACCCTGGATGCTAGCAGCATATTCTTGAGTAGCCATTTAGCTATTCTCCTTAGGTAGTTATTAAGCTGTTAGGTCGACCCGAACAGCGAGGTGGATTGATGTATCAAAGTAAACCGCAGCTGGGCGAATTGCCTTGAGACGCATGTCATTCGTGTTACCCGACACGTCATAAGCTTGCGCTAGACTGTCGTTCACGACATCGATATTGCCCACATAA